TTATAGTTCGGCATCGTTAGCTTCCTTTATTTCTTCAATTTCTGCTACAAGTTGTTTGACTAGATTTCTTAGATCTGTGATTTCTGAGTGCAAATAATTGATATCGCCTCCTAGATCGTTGGCGACTTCTCGAATCATATTTTGCATCTCTTTCGCTTCCATGCGAACATACTTTTCAGTTGCGTACATGTGTTTATTTTACTATAATCTTATAACAAGTCAAGAAAAGAATGACTTGTACCTTTTAAAACATAATAAGGAATGACGAATGCATAAACGTCCATCACTCGCAGAGGCAAAAGCAGTCCTCTCGCAACACTCTCCTGATACAATGAACGAATACGAAGAACTTAGGCTTTCTCATGGAGATTTCTTTGCTGCTCGGTTCATTGTTGATATTGTCGATCATTTTAATCATTTACAGGAAAAAGTAGTTAATGGCTAAAGCAAAACCTTTATTTAATACAGGCGGATACTCTGACTGGACTATTCGTCGAACTCTTCGTGAAGCCGAAAATGCAGCACGTTGGTCTCCCTGGTGTGCGGTAAAATGGATGGAAGAGGCTAGAAATCGCATCTCTATTTCAGATCCGTTTTTTGATGAGTATGACAAAGCAGCGAACAAGATCAACGCACTTTGGCGTTCTTATACTAAATACATCTGGTATGATGCAAAATCGTTTTGGAGACAAGGAAACATTTCTCATGCTCCTCAACAGATTCCACTCCTTTCAGATTCATATAAAGAGGATTCGCTCGACGATTTATCTGAACTGTTAAAATTTTAATCTTGCCATTCGGCACTAACTTTGCTAGTAATAAGAGGTAAAAAAATGTTTTTTAAACTGACATCGCGTAATGCATATCGTGATCTAGTACGGAACGCACGTCGCATTTGCGTTGCTGATATGAGTGAAACAGAGAAAAGCGAAGCTTTTCAAGAGCTGTATAACATGCTCCAACAGAAGTTGGATGAAACTACTAGGTCTCTTAATGTTCAGCCAGCTTATGCAAAGCGTTGTGACCATTGGAACCAACGTGATATAGCTGTTATGAAGCCTGTCAAGACTGAACGTAACCCATGGCTACGCTTCAAACGTGAGTTTGTAAACGCTATGAGCCAGGATGTTGAGATTCACGCGAAGCGTGTGTCTATAGCTCTAGCGTGGTTTTACGCTACCCCATATCGTGATGATTGGGTTGTCTAGCAACGTAGTTGCGCAGCCGGTAGGATGATTTCATGAAACAGCAAGATGCTAATGATTTAGTTTGGAAGATTTTATCAGGAATGCCAGTAGAAGTTTTTGATGATGACTCTGGAGAGGTGTGGGCAAATGTTATGTTTGAGCTGGTTCGTCCTAGACTTGAGGGTGATTTTAAAGGTTCAAGAGAGATAGGTTCTGCAAATCTTGTGACAGCATTAAATCTAATCCACCAAAAATTACTTATACAAAGTACCTCACATTCATCAGACTTATCTATGAAAATATTTAATGAAGCTATGTCTATTCTTCAAGAACAAAGACTAATTCGCCGTAAACCAGAGAAGATGAGAGAATCTTTTAAGGTTTATTCTTCCAACACAACAACCTAGAGGAAAATATGGAATACGCACTTAAATCTGAAGTAAAAAAAGAAATCAGCCGCATTGTTGATTTGATGGTTCAAGCTGATTCAATTCGTGAATCAATCGCTGAACTTAAGAAAGATATTAAAACTGAATACTCAATCCCTGTCGCTACTATCACTAAAGTAGCTACTATCATTCGCAAGCAAAGCCTTGACGAAGAAGAACAAAAGTGGGACGAAATCAAGGAGTGGGTTGATATCTGCTCTTGATTTTATTAACCCAGAGTGGCAAGACTGTATTTTTATAAGTACTAACAATCTTGTTAAGAAAACAGTAAAGCCTCTATTGAAACATATAGAGGCTAACTCTTTTTATGATGACGATCACCAAAAACGAAGAATCTGTAAGGTTAAGGATAAGACTGCTATACTTTTATCAGCAGGTGATACTTATGGTTGGCACTCAGATTCTTTTTCTTTTACGAATAGATATTTAGAAAATCCTCGTCCAAATCGTTATTGGACACAGATTATTTATTTAACAGAAGGCAAACCTTTAGAGTTAGGCAACTTTAATTCACAAGGCGATCTAAACGAAGATTTTGACTATCCAACACCAAAATCAATAATAGCCACAGTCTACCCCAAACCAGGAAAGACAATTACTTTTCCTTGTTTTATGGCTCATAGAATACAACCTACCGTTAATAATGACCGATGGACTTTTGTTGACTTTATTTCAGTAATGAAGTATAATACTATTAATTCGTCAGAATATATAACTCTAGCCAAAAGGTATTTTAATGAAGATTTTAGGAGTGAGCTCTTATCATCACGATAGTGCAGCCGCATCTTTAAACAATGGGTTTATTCAAGGTGCTTCACATGAAGAGAGATTTACCCGAAAAAAGTTTGATAAATCTTTTCCAAAAAATACTATTCGTTGGTTACGTGATCAATACGATGATTGGGAATTTGCAGCTTTTTATGAAGAAACTACCTATAACCAATTTAAAACAGATATTAAACAATTAACAGGAGCTCGTCCTGTATTAGTAGACCACCACGAAGCTCATGCTATGAGTTCTATTTTAACTACTGACTGGACTGAGTGTGCTATAATGGTAGTAGATACGGTAGGCAATCGTTATTCCACCTCTTTAGGAGTATATAGAAATGGTCAAATCGAATGGATCAAAAGGTTTCGTTACCCAAACTCTATTGGTTTATTTTATTCTAGTGCTACTCGTTTGTTGGGATTTGTACCTCTAAGCGATGAGTGCAAAGTAATGAGTGCTGCTGCTCATGGAACACCTAAATGGGCATCCTGGATTAATCAAAAAGTTGTAGATTATAACGCAGACGGTGACTATACTTTTTTACATAACCTAGAACGTGGAGTAGGCACTGGCACTCTAGATTGGGATATCGCAGCTTCTGTACAGCAAGTTACTCAAAATATACTACTTTCTCTTACAACATGGCTTCAAAAAGAAACGGGACTAACTAATCTAGCGTATGCTGGGGGCGTTGCGTTGAATTGTGTTGCTAATACTTATCTTTTAAAAAATTCTGGCTTCAAGCAAATTGCTATTCAACCTGCTGCAGGTGATGCAGGCTGTGCTTTAGGAGCTGCTGCTTTAATTACTCGACCTCTTTGGGAAAACGCGTACTTAGGGGTGTCAGCAACTAATGATATTACAGCTGATGAATGTGCAGATCGAATTATTAAGGGTGAAATTGTTCCTGTAATACAGGGACGTGCAGAGTTCGGTCCTCGTGCTCTTGGAAATAGATCTTTGCTATGTGCTCCTACTAATGATAACATTAAGAAATTAAATAAGATAAAAATGAGAGATACTGATTCTTGGAGACCTTATGCGCCTGTTTGTCAGATTGAAGAAGCTGCTAACTATTTTAAAGTTTATCAACATTCTAAAGAAATGTTATTTGTTGCTGATATTATTGAAGGTAACTTTAAAACTCATGATAATACGGCCCGTCTTCAAACTGTTACTGGCTCTTCTAATGCGTATCTTTGGAAAGTACTAGAAAAAACTAGACAATATGGGTATCCCATTTTAATTAATACTAGCTTGAATGCGAAAGGAAAACCTATTGTCAACACCGTGGACGATTTTAAAAGGGAAGTACGACTATACGACTGAGGTAGATACTGATACACTACCAACAGGACGTACTTATCATACACCTGACGGATCATATCCGTCAATCACTACTATACTTGGAAAAACTTCAGACAACACTTGGTTGCAAAAATGGATAGAGAGAGTAGGAGAAGAAGAAGCTCGTCGAGTTTCCAAAGAAGCTACAGATCGAGGCACTTTAGTTCACGAATATGCAGAAAAGCATTTCAACGGGGAAGATGTATGGCAAGAATTAAGTCAAGAGAAATTAGATGTCAGACAGATGAGTCGTGATTTAATTAGAGCTACGGAGCGAGGTATTGAAGAGATTTGGGGGCAAGAACAAGTACTCTGGTCAAATAAATATTGTTATGCTGGTCGTTGCGATATGGTAGGCATTTGGAAAGGCAAGCCTACTATTATTGATTTCAAGACATCAAAAAAGAAAAAGTCTACTAAACAAATTACAGACTATTATATTCAAGGATGTGCATATGCTGTAGCACATAATGAGATGTACGGAACAGGAATTAGAAACATAGCAATTGTCATGACTATTGATGGAGCAGATCCTATTATTTTTGAGCAAGATGCTGTACCCTTTTTACCTCTACTAAAAAATAGGAGACTACAATATGATAAGTTGGCTACTCAATAAATATGAGGATTGGAAATTCGAGCGAGAATTTCAGAAAAAGAAAAAACAATTGATGGAACTTGATCCTTTTATATATGATATCCCTAGTGATACTAGTGATTCTGTTTTATCAGAACCACACCCTTTCGAAGATAACGGCCCAAAAGGTCCTGAACCTACTCGTTATAAAACTTGGGAAAGTAAAGGCAAAGACATTGACTTCTAGTACACGAAGAATAAGAAAGCCTTTGAAGGATTTTTTTGATAAACAAGCTTTGACGGATGCTGAAAAAGACTTTATACTTGGATGTATGTTAGCACAAAACAAATACCCACAATTGACCCATAGACAGTGGCAAATTGTTAATGAAATAAAGGATAGATACGATGGCAAAATACCCAGGAGTGAAGAGATTACCTAGCGGTAAAATTGATTACAGAGGAACAAAATTTGATGGATTCAATAAACCAAGACGATCAAACAGAGAAGGCAAGAAGGGCATGGTACTCGCCAAAGAAGGTGACAAAGTGCGACTTATACACTTTGGAGACTCTTCTATGGGCCACAACTATTCTCCAGAGGCACGTAGATCATTTAAAGCAAGGCACGGTCGCAACATCGCCAAAGGAAAAATGTCAGCGGCTTACTGGGCTAATAAGGTCTATTGGGCCGGACCTTCAGGATCTAAAAAGTCGCCTCCAAAGAGTCAAAAATATAGGAAAGGCTAGTTAAATGCCACCACGTAATCACTCAAACTGGACTAAAACTCCAAAAGTGGAATACATTAGTAGTGAATGCTACAATAATCACGAAATTTACTTACGTGAACAAGAAGATATTTTTTCAAAAGTGTGGGTTCCTATGTGTCACATTTCTGAGATGTACAATGCAGGAGATTTCCGCACAACTCAGATTGCAGGACAACGTGTAGTTGCTTGGAACACAGGCAAGGGTGTTAAAGCATATCTAGGAGATAATATTACAAGTGTAGCAGGTAATATGAGCAGCAACGAAGCGACTGGTAAAGAACTACACTGTGAAGTTTATCATGGCGGTATGGTATGGGTAACATTAAATGAAAATCCAGACTGTAGTGTAGACGAGTGGACGGCAGGTGCATTTGACTGTATAGCGGATGCCATTGACACTGAAGAAATGGAAGTGTTTCACTACCACAAAGCAATTATAAATACGAACTATAAGTTATGGCATGATACCAACAGTGAATTCTATCACGACTTCATGCACTACTTTAATCGTGTGTCAGGATTTAATGATGAATATTTTGCTAGAAAGAACATTCCTTTTGAAAATGGGCATGTTAATGTTAGCAGCTTTACAGTCAACTACGAAGAATACGATGGGTTTGAGGATAGAGGCGATCTTAGTTTTCCTAATCTCCCACCAAATCAATGGTACATGGTTGACCTGTTCCCTGGCTTTAACTTTAACTTACGGGGTTCTGCATATCGTTCAGACTCGGTAACACCTCTTGGGCCAAATAAAGTACTTATTGAGTTTAGAGGGTATGGTCTTAGAAAAGATACTCCAGAAGAAAGACAAACAAGAATTAAACACCATAATTCTATTTGGGGACCGTTCGGTCGTAACCTACATGAAGATTTAATTGGTGTTGCAGGGCAAGGCACCACAATGAGAGAAGGTACCGAATCGAGAAACATTTTACATGGTCGCCATGAAAATTCTACAATTCATGATGAAGTTGGAATGAGACATTACTACGAAGCATGGGGAAACATGTTGGGCGTAAGTCCAATGAATCCTTTATCAACGATCAAAGAAATTAGGGCAGCAGCATGAGACGAGTAGTTAAGTATTCTTCAGATGACTACATTAATGCTAGGATTGCACAGCTTGTAGAAGACCGTGATAAGGCACACGATCAATACGATAAAATGTGGTATACTCGATTAATTCAAGAACTCTCTTGGATTTTGAATGATAAGCAAAATTGCTCACTTAAAGACCTAGGACTTACAGAAGAATGGGTATAGACAAAAAAACTTGTAAAACTTGCAATCATTCGTGCCATTGCTACGCACCAGATTGTGAATCTTGTTCCTGTGACGTGTGTGATTGTGGTAGAATTGTTGATTCAATAGAAGATGTTCCATCCTCATTCACTAACCCAAATACATAGGTAAGCAATGCCCACAAATAAAACAATTAAATTCCATTTAATACACGATTTTCCTGATCAAATTGTATTACCCCCTCTACCATCTAAAAAAGTTGTACCCACGTGGTTTAAAAACATTGCTCCCAAAGTTGAAGATGATACGTTAGGCGAGATATCATCTGTAAAACGTTGTATGCCTTTTTTAGATGCAATGACAGCTGGTTATACTATGCTTTTTCATATGGATGTTGTTATTCAGTTAACTTCTGATGGTGTTGTACAACTTCCTTATATTGATGATCACCATAAAATGCTTACAGAAAAATGGAAACCAATTGAGTCACATCCAGCATCTCAAGTCAAGGGTTCAGCTTTTGAGAATATGAAGATTCTTAAATACATGAATCCTTGGATTATTGAGACGCCTAAAGACTATTCTGTACTTTATCTTCCTTGTATTAATCGACTAGAATCTCCTATTATTCCTCTTACGGGATTAGTAGACTCTGATGTGTATAGTAATGTTGTTAATATTCCTTTTTTACATACTGACTTAGAGCCAGGAGGAAAACCTGTTATCATCCCTGCAGGCACACCGATCTGTCAGGTTATTCCTGTTAAACGAGATAACTGGACACAAAAAGTAACTGTACTTGATAAACAAGAATTAAAGAAGACAGAACGTCAGAGAAAAGACATGGATAATGATCGTTTAGATTATTATATGCGTAAACTTCACGAGAAAAAAGGCTATGAGTGATCTTGTACATAAGCACTTACTTGTGAGGGCTGAGGTTTTAAACCCGCCTACTAGTATTTCTTGGTGTTCTATGTGGCTTACTTCTTTAGTTTCTAAAATAGATATGAAGATTTTAAAAGGACCAATTGTTGCTTATTCTGATAAGGTTGGTAATAGAGGCTTAACAGGTATAGTTATTATTGAA